AAAATCAGTATTGACTTTTTGTCGTCGGTGTGTTATAATGAAAATGGTGTTCAAAATTTTACTATACGCAGTATAGTATTGACACGAAGAAAAAGTGTGATATAATATAGGCAGATACAAAGGGGGGTGATACTATGGACACAAGCACAATTGTGCAGATAATATCAAGTCTAGGCTTTCCGATTGCGTGTTGCGTTGCCATGTTTTGGCAGAACAACAAACTTAACGAAAATCATAAGGAAGAAACAACAAAACTGAATGAAGCTATCAACAATAACACGATAGCGCTGAATCACTTAATCGACAAGATAGGAGGTAGTAGCTATGATACTTAAAGAATGCTTGTTTTATAAAAGCGGCGCATACGAGGCGGCACGGCATATAAAGCCTGTCGGAATAGTTGTGCATAGTACAGGGTGTGATAACGAGATGTTAAGACGATATGTACAGCCTACATCAGCAAATCCCGATTATAACGAGATACTTGCCGACCTCGGTAAGAACGTGTATAACAATCACCACAATCAGGAGTATATCAACGGCGTATATAATGACATCTGTATGCACGCTTACATCGGGTGTAACGATAAAGGCGTTGTTGAAGTCTACCACACTCTGCCCTATAACTATGCTTGTTGGGGCTGTGGTAGCGGCTCAAAGGGCAGTTATAATTATGCTCCGTATCCTCATATCCAGTTTGAGATTTGTGAGGATAGTCTTAAGAATAAGGAATATTTTGACAAGGCGTTTAACGCGGCCATTGAATACTGTGCATATCTTTGCAAAAAGCTTAACATAAATGTTGAAAACATTGTAAGTCATAAAGAAGCGGCAAAGGCGGGATATGCAAGTAATCACGGTGACCCCGAAAACTGGCTGAACCTATATGGGAAAAATATGGACTGGTTTAGAGCGCAGGTGAAAAACAATTTAAAAACGACCACAGACGACTCTAAAACAAAGACCATATACCGAGTACAAGTCGGGGCATACGAAAATTATGACAACGCAAAAAAGTTTTTGGAAACTGTCAAAAAGTCAGGATACAAAAATGCGTTTATTACGAAAGTTGAGGTGAAAAACAATGGTAAAAACTAAAGACGAAATCATGGAAGAAATCCGTGCTTATATCGGGGACCGTGCCGATGACGAAACAATCGCCCTTGTCGAGAACATCTCGGATACCATTGACGATTACGCCGCTCACGGCGATTATGATGAAAAGCTAATGGCGGTTGAAGCTGAGTGGCGACGCAAGTACATTGACCGCTTTATGAACGGCGGCGAAAACAAATCAGATGTCAAAGTTGAAAAAACTGAGGACGAAGAAAAAGAGAAAGCCGAGGAAATCAAAATTGAAGACCTCTATACAGAAAAGGAGAGTGATTGAAAATGCCTAACATTGACTACCGAGATGTAAAAACAAACTCAAGCGTTGACGTGCTTAACGCAATCCGCAATTCTGCATCGCAGAATTATAAAGACCATGTGCCGCTAGCGACCCCTGACGCAAATACAATCCGCAGTATCGGCAATGTCATTATGGATTTTCCGGAACTTCAGAACGAATTTTTATCTGCGCTGATAAACCGCATAGCCGAGGTAAAGGTTACAAACAAATACTACACAAATCCTTTTGCGGTTTTTAAGAAGGGTAAGCTTAATTTTGGCGAAGTCATTGAGGACATTTTCATCGACCTTGCTCACGTCAAGAACTATAGCCCCGAAAGGGCGGAAACAACCGTTTTTCAGCGCGAGTTTCCTGATGTGAAGTCGGCGTTTTATGTGATGAACTACCAGAAGTATTACAAGCAGACGGTACAGCCGTATGACCTTGAGAATGCCTTTCTGTCAATCAACGGCGTGTCAAGTTTCATCGAAAAAATTGTAACTACCATGTTTACAGCGATGGAACAGGACGAGTTTTTAACTATCAAATATATGCTTGCATATAGGATATACAACGGCTTAATGAAGCCGTATGAAATCCCGGCTGTCAATAAGGCAAACATGGAAGAAATTGTTGAAGCGATTCAGACGGTTTCAGATGATATGACGTTTTTAAAGAAAGACTACAATCTTGTAGGGGTAAATAACTTTGCACTTAAAGACGACCAGTATTTAATTGTATCAGCAAAGTTTAACGCAAAGCGTAACGTTGAGGTATTGGCTTCCGCATTTAATATGGATAAAGTCGAGTTTCTCGGACACATAAAGCTTATTGACAGCTTTGGTTCGCTCGACATCGAGCGTCTGAACGAATTGTTTAAGGACGATGAAAATTATCACGAATTTTCACAGCCCGAAATGGAAGCCCTCGATGCTGTGCCGTGTATACTTGTTGACAAGGATTTTTTCCAGATTTATGACAAGCTTACCGAGATGAGGGCGATTGAAAACAGTGAGGGTCTTTACCGCAATATGACGCTCCACGCATGGCGCATATACGCAATATCCCCATTTGCCAACAATGCACTTTTTGTTGCGGGCACTCCGTCCATAACAAGTGTGACTGTATCCCCCGCGACAGCTACACTGTCTAAGGGTGGAAAGATACAGCTTTCCGCGAAAGTAGAAAGTATGAACTTTGCCCCGTCTGGTCTGACGTGGACAACAAACAGTGACAAGGCGACAGTAACAAGCACAGGTATAGTTACAGTATCGGCAGACGCGGTAGCTGGCGATGAAATCGTCATAACGGCGACATCTGTATATGACAACACAAAGTCGGGTACAGCTACAATAACAGTTGCTTAAATAAATTATGTGGGGGCATATTTGCTCCCACAAATATTATACAAAGGGGGTATTTTAAATGGCATATATAGCGCCAAACTCTGATATTTGGATTTGTCGGGGTGTTCCGCTTGACAGCCGCTCCAAATACACTTATCGCCCGTCAAGTAAAAATGCACAGTTTGAAGCTTTTAACGCTTATAGCGTATATACTTTAACTGCACAAAGCTATATAAGGCATAGTAACAATTCAATCCGTGTTGCAATTGCGCCTGACATGCTTTTAACGTGCAACTACATGATGTTTCGCAACACTTCTTTTGGTAATAAAATATTTTATGCTTTTATTACTGCTGTTGAGTATGTTAATAATGAAACAAGCCTTATAACATATAGTATAGACAACATTCAAACGTATTTTTTTGACGTGTCTTTTAATGCAAGTTATATTGAGCGTGAACATAGTATAACCGATAACATAGGTGACAGCATAACACCTGAGCCAGTGATAACATCGGGTCAAGAGGTTATATCAAAATATCAATCCCTTGCCGAGGGTTTAACAGCAGGTGTTTTTACTGTTATAGTAACGGCGCATAATTTGCTTAATCCTGTTGTAACTGACTATGTTTTTCAGACTGCCACACAAGGTAATTTTTCGGGGGCTTGTTTGGCAGGTGAGTACAACGTGTGTAATGTCGTTCCGTCAAGTTTACAAGATTTTTACAACGTGGTAAATAATTACATTCGTGTGGCGGGCGAAAACGGTATCTTGGGCATGTATTTAATCCCTCGTATGGCGTATACAGATGATGGTTGGGATACCAACCATCCTTGGTTGGCTCCAAATGTCGGGATAAATAAAATACCCTCAGTTTATATGCAGGTTGTGCCTAAGCCCGCAGTAACTGATACACTCGGAGGGTATTTACCAAAAAATAACAAAATGTACACATATCCGTTTTGTTTTTTTAGGCTTAACAACAGCTTAGGCAGCTCTAAAGATTACCGTTATGAGTTTTTTACGACTGATAACGCCGTGTTTAGACTGTCAAGTAGCGGAGTGACCCCCGACCAGTCGGTATACTGCACACCAAATAATTACAGGGGATTTTTGTTAGATTGGGATAGTAGTTTGATATATGACACGTATCCTGCTACAAGTTTTATCACGTCTGAGTATAACGACTATATTGGCAACAACTCAAATCGTCTGCTTGCAGGGCAACTCTCACGTATAGTCAGTGCTGTATCAAATTTTGCGACAGCTCCGACAAATCCAGCAGGGGCGATAACGTCGTTGACTGGTAATGCTATGGAGGGTATGAGTGAGTATGCGATGTTAAAAGATTTACAAGCGCAGACCTCAACAATCGGGGGCATGGCAAGCGGATATTTTAATTTATTGTATGCTCAAAATTTTTTTATCGGGTATCGTGTTACGGTTAATGCTACTGTCGCTAAACAGTATGATGACTTTTTTACGATGTACGGGTATACTGTCAATGCGTTAAAAGTACCGCAGTTTGCCCAAAGTCAGCGACGCAAATCTTACAATTATTGTAAGACACGCAATGCTTGTATACGCTCACTTGGCGCAAACGCACTTGGTATACCTGATACTGCTCTAAAAGATATACAGTCGGCTCTTGACGGCGGTTTGTGCTTATGGGAAACTTTAGCAAACGTGGGAAACTTTAGCGTTGATAACGCACTTTAAAAGGAGGTGATATAATGCCTAAGAAAGTAAGAGATACGTTTTTTAATTCAAGTCTGTTTGAAAATAAAGCGTCTTGGAATAACTACACATACAGACTATATGAAATGGCGATGTCAAGAGGTGTATGGTCGGAAATGCCTGACACTATAGATGTAAGGTATCTTGAGCAAGTGCTTATAACTCAGGGAGCGGCGGTGTTTTTTCGTGATGACGTTTTAGGATTTCTTTGCTTGCCCGTCACGCTTAAAGGCAAGCTTGACGTATACGGAAATCCTCATGATTTTATAGCTATATCCGACACAGGATATACAAAAAATCTTAATGTCGATAATGGTGTTATAATCTATAATAACTATTTGCGAACACCTAATATTTTCGATATAAAATATTACGCAGATAGATTATATCAGTATGACAGAATTATTGATGTAAATATAAACGCACAGAAAACACCTATACTAATAAAGGCAGACCAAAACGAAATACTGACGATGAAAAATGTCTATCAAAAATACGACGGAAACCAACCCGTTATTTATGGTAAAAAAACATTGTCAGATGATAGTCTTACAGTGTTAAAGACGGACGCTCCGTGGGTAGCCGACAAGATATACGACTTAAAAGCCAAAATATGGAATGAAGCCTTAACACAGCTCGGTATCCCAAACTCGGACACTACAAAACGTGAGCGCATGATAAAAGATGAGGTGCTGACGGCACAAGGCGCAGTCATAGCTACACGCAACTCGCCCGAAAAAATGCGACAGATAGCCTGTGAGAAAATCAACAAGATGTTTGGTCTTGATATATGGTATCAGTTTGATAGCATTGACATGGATAATACTATAAAAAAGGAGGTGTCAAGCGATGAGCTTTTACACAACGGCAGTGAGGGCGATATGCGAGACGGAGGCAGGACTGACGAGTGAGGTCGGATACGATGATGTAGCACAAGTCTTAAACGCTTCGTGGGGTAAAATTTTTGAAGACTTTCCCATTTTTGAGGAAGCGCACCGAGAGATTTTGTGTAAAAAAATCCTGCGGCACTACTACACGGAAGAGATAGCGTTCGAAACTGTTGGATTATGGAAACTGGCATTAAATACCAAAATGCAAGAAATAATGCCAAAATATAACGAATTGTATAGTATATCGGCAAGCATAATAAACCCACTGTATAATAAAAGCGTTATCAAAGAGTTTACTGGCAATGTCATTGATGATAAAACATCAACACGCACTGATAACTTAAAAGATACACACAGCGGAGATATAAAGACAACTCACGCTGATACACGCACCGACGACTTGACCGACACTAACGGCGGCAAGCTTGTAACAGACACGGACAGCACACGCACTGATAATTTGTCGGCAAAAAAGACTGTTAATACCGATACAACCGTTAGCAGTGACGCAAGTACGTCAAGTGATGTTGATACATACTCGTCAGACACTCCGCAGGGCAGTCTATCTGATGTTAAGTCAGGTAAGTATATGACAACTGCAAATATATCCGATAGTACAACAACTACAAAAGGCAAAGATACTACTGCTACGGATACTACAGACACGACTCTAAACACAGGCACTCAGCAAAACACCTCTACTGACACGGTGACTGATAGCCGTACTTTAAAAAAGACAGGCACAGTAAAAGATGAGGGCACAAGCACGGTCACAGACACAAGTGCAGTCGCTCATACTGGCACTGTGTCAGACGTGGGAAAAAATGTAAGCGACAGTAAGCATACCGAAAATGTGTCAGGCTATGAAGGTAGTGATATACAGGGGGAGTTACTTGCAAAGTATAGCAAAAGTATAATAAACATAGATATGATGATAATAAATGAGTTGTCAGACATGTTTATGCAGATATGGTAAGGAGGATTTACAATGATTGATAATTTAAGATATTGGTGTCATAAGATTTTACCGCTTGTTTACGATGACAGCTTAAGTTACTATGAGGTACTATGCAAGACAAGTGCAAAGCTCAACGAGGTCATAACAAGCACAAACGGACTGCTTGCCGCTTGGGACACATACCAAAATGACATTGACAAGGCGTTTGGCGATTACACCGCAGGGCTTGACAAAAAGTTTGACGACCTGACCGATAAAATCGACGCAGATTTTTTACGGTACAAAGACACGGTTAATGACGCTATAAGGGATGAGTTTGCCGAGCAGGAGCGTAGGCTTACGGCGCAGGACGACAAAATCTCTGCACAGGATACACAGATAACAGCTATATCTGACAAGGTTAATACTTTTATTACAGAGTATAATAAAACTATAGCACAAATCCCTGCGATGGTAGTTGACGCTGTCAATGCTTGGCTTAACGATACAACGCACTATGATAATATCATAGCTGATTTAGCAGGGTCTTTACAGGGTCTTAAGCATTTTGATACAGTCGCTGACTTAAAAACTGCCACTTTTACCCAAATCACGGGTAAGGAAATTTGCGTTTGCGAAAACTACTATGCAGGGGACGGTGTATTTACGATATGGGAGATTTTGGAGCAAACAACACCCCCGGGAGCTTTTGCCGAAGGTATAGTGCATATCGCTTTACCGCATGCTGACGGGGATTTATACTATCGAGTAGCATTTTTGCGCTCCGAGTACACAGTGTCAACATTGGGCATCGCAACAGCTCCAACATTGACAGCACGCAACAATCAGATGATTACCTGCTGTAAATATAACTTTAATCCGCTGATGATTGACACAGATTTTACAGTTGACTTGTCCGGCATAAACACGACACTTAAAACACTTAAAGTATATAGTAATCCGTCCTCAAAGCATACTATAACATTAGTAAATGGTAATAATTTTATAAGCAGTTTTAGAGATGTTAAAATAATGCACGACACAAACAACTTAAAGCACGCAACGCAGGACGGTGTAAGTTTTGACAACTGCGATATTTTGACAAAGGACGGTGCTACAGTCGTTATCAGCAATGTTGACATAAAAAACAGCACTATAACAGCCTCGCAGATACAGTGTACAGACGAGTATACAAACACCGACTATATTTTTACTGGCAACACTTGGACAGCAAATACTATATTTGGCATTGTATTAACATCTGCAACGGTTGACAGCCTGCGTAACTGCGTTGTGTCAAACAATAGGGTCACAAATAACACGGCGACCCGCACAAGGCTCTTTTTATCGCCAAACATACCCGCACGCAATATAAAAATTACAGATAATGTAATTTATAACCCTCATGTATCATCTGACACTCCACTTGCAGACGGCGTAATCGCCGCTTTTACGGCGGTCGGCTCGGCAAGTGAGTTTACGCTTACGGTCACAGGCAACACGGTCTACTCATCGACTGTCAACACAACTATGACCCTTGGCAGAGCAACCGACAATTACCAAAAGTTTACAATGCTGTATAGGGATAACAATGTGATTGTCAACAGCGGTACAGCGGCAGTGCCTAAGTTGTCATCGGTTTTATCGACAGCCATACAAACTAACGGAGTTTTTTACACTAACTTTATCGGCGACCTTGACACCTCTGCGATACTTTACTGTCAGCACAGTACATACACGGGCGGCGATATAGGCACAAGTAAGGTACTGCCGTTTGACATAGCGTCATCTGTAGGATATAAGCCGCAGAGCGACGGAACATTATTGGCGCAGGAAAAAAATGCTTACTATCGGGCTGATGTGTCCGTTATCTGCTCGTCTGCTCAGACTGGCGACCGAGGACAGCACTATATCAGCGTTGGCTTTGGCGGCAAGTCCGCAGTGATGTTTTTATCAACCGCCGTAGTTAATTTTTTGGATACCAGCTTGTATTTAACGCCCGAAACACTGGCTCGTACAGATGGTGTTTTACAGGTGACCGTGACATCTAACTACGCTGTCAACAGCGTTGATGTTAATATCAGGCTGTTCAGACTTTCGTAATGTTCCACGTGGAACAAAGCCCCTCAGCGAGGGGCTTTTATTTTTCACGTATTTTTCACAAAATTATCACACAGTTTTCACAAAGGTACGTTATAATATAGACAATGAAACGAGAGGTAACACCTCAAAACACAACGACAGCCCGGAGGGCAGGAGGAAAACAAATGGCAAAGGTATTTTACAGCGTAGAGCTTGAGAGCAACAGCTACATGGACGACATTATCAACGGCACACTTGATGAGTGCAGAGAGTGGTGCAAAAATCACGGATACAGCAATGCAGACGGCCGTATCGCAGAGATAACGGATGACGGCGACCCGCTGGTAACAGCTTTTTACGAGATTGAGGATTGAGAGCTTCGGCTCTCGCCCTTCGGGGCGAAAGGAGATGATTAAAATTAGACCATATAAAAAAAGTGTTATACAGACAAACGGAGGTTATGTGCAATTATGGATTGCTGTAATTAATCAAGCAGTTAATGATTACCGCAATAAGCCAAATATGCGCTCCGAGATTGCAAGATTTTTTAAATCTAGTTACTTTGAGAAAATGACAGGGGTAAACGGTCAAGTAGTGCTTGACAGACTTAAAAAGGAGATTAAATAATTTCACCCAATTTTCACAAAATTATCACACAGTTTTCACAAAGGTACGTTATAATATAGACAATGAAACGAGAGGTAACACCTCAAAACACAACGACAGCCCAAAGGGCAGGAGGAAAAACAAATGGAAAACACAACAATGACAGCACGATACACGGAAGGCAAGATGACCTTTACGGTCAACGGTAAAACAATCGTTACAGATAATACTATATACTGTGCATATCGCAGTCATATAAATCATGTAAGATGTAGCGTCCCCGATGACTGGACATGCCTTAATGGGGTCGATGAGGACGGAATGATATACACGATATGGTATCAGGAGGGTGATGAATGGAAGCACCCCTACGACATTGAAAATGCGTACGGCAGCAGAATTTGGGCAAGGAGATAACAATGCAAAAATCACGTTGGTACATGTATCACTTTATCGGGGAATATGACGAAGTAAGCAGTATGCTGTCAGTAACAAGTTTTATTACCAATAAAAAACTTGTATATAAACGATACCCCAACAAATACACCGCAAAGCGTGAATTTGAGCAAATAGCAAGGAAATTATTGAAAGGATGTGAAATAACTTTCACATAATTTTCACGAAATTATCACACAGTTTTCACAAAGACACGGTATAATATAGACAATGAAAGACAGAAAACGCCGAAAGGCACATCACGAAAGGAAATAAAATACTATGATTAAAGTTTATTTTAACGGTTTAACAGAATATGGCTCATGCATTTATGATGCTGTTGTTTTTGTTCCTGAAGATTACACAATGAATCAGCTCGTATCGGCAATTAAAGAAGAAGGATATAGTGCTTTTATGTTGCCATCAATGAGAAGATTTGTTAAGATTTAAAAAATGAAACGAGAGGTAACAACTCAAAACAATAAGACAGCCCAAAGGGGCAGGAGGAAAAACAATGAGTACTTCGAAGTACATATTATTTACAGACCATCTTTCAAAATCAGTAATCCTTGACAGATATATCAAGATAAACGCTAAAACATTTCTTGACGCATTTGACAGTGCCACCCGTCACATCACAGACGATGTGTATTTAATTCGCATTTATGAGCGCATTCCCAACACACGCGGTAAAAAATATATCCACATTGCAAATCTGCGGTGGAACGGCACATTTGAGCGTATAACGGGCGACACACCGATTGACATTGACGAGATGGGTATAAGATAAATTTCACACAGTTTTCACAAAACTATCACACAGTTTTCACAAAAGAACGGTATAATATAGACAATGAAACGAGAGATAACACCTAAAGGCTCAACATGAAAGGAAAATATACTATTATAACAAAGGGGGGGTGAGATAAAATGAACAAGGAAAAAGGTAGAGCAAATCTTGGCTATGTAGTAACTTGCGAAATGAAAAACGGAAATGTTATCCCCGCTTTCACAGATTCTTTTTCTTCGGCCATGGAAATCGCCGAACGTTTTGAGGGTGGCGAGTATACTAAAAAAGTAAAGATACTTAAAATCTCGACAGGCGCAACGTTTGAGTACGTTATTTAAGGTTCTGGGCGGTTGGCCTTTAACAGCCGCACCCCAACCCGCAAGGGTCAAAAATATGTCCGCTGTGTGACGGCAAATCAATATCACACTCGTTATTTAATCAGCGTAGCAACCGCTACAAAATCAAAACTGCATTATCCCTGTGCAGTGAGCGTAAGTACACAGCTTCCTACACGGCTGAGATGTGTAGGAGAAAGAGAGTTTATTATGATTAGCACTAAGAACATAGGCAAAATGGAACTTTTTAACGCAAAGAGCGCAAGTATCGCTTTACAGACGGTCAGTGACACCCTGACAGTAACGGGGGCTGCTATCGCCGATGAAACCAACACCGAGAGCGGCGAAATATCTGAGGTAGGCTATATCTTTGACAAGGACGGAAATGTCTACGGAACAATATCCGCCACCGTTATTGATATGCTTCCCGCTCTTATTGACCTGCTCGATGAGGTCGGCGAACTGCCTATGACAGTGGTACACCGCAATGCAAAGAGTGGCAGAGAGTTTATCTCTTTGCAAATAGTCAAGTAAGGTTCCACGTGGAACAAAGCCCCGATTCACTCGGGGCTTTTTATTTTTCACATAATTTTCACAAAACTATCATACAGTTTTCACAAAAGCGCAGTATAATAAAGACAATGAAAAGAAAGGAATGAAGCGCATGGCAAAAAGAAAAACACTGGCTCAGCAGTACGAAGCGCAGTTGACCCGAATTGAAAAAAGACTGATTGAAATGCAAAAGAGAGGTTACACGATTGTTGGCGAGTTCCAACACACGACACCTAAAAAAGTTACCAAAAAGATGGTTGATGATTTAAAAGCCATTACACCTAAAAGCCTTGCAAAGCTTTCTGACAAAAACTATACTATAGACATAGGCACTAAAAAACAACTTGTTCAAAAAGTCAAGCAGTCAAAGAAAACAGACTATCGTAAAAAACCCGCAAGCGCAAGACCACCGAAGCCGCTTCCTGCTCGTAAAACCCGTGCAAGGAAAGCCCCACCAGTAGACGAGGGCGACATGATTTTCCGCCGCATACAGCAGTTGCTTGATACGCCATATGATACGGGTCTAAATATTCCACCGTGGCGATATGCTGAGCATATCGCCGATATACGAGGACTTCTAAATCAAACTGTTGCTCAAATAGGTAAAAAAGCCGTTATACATCGTTTTGCAACGGCGGAAGAAGCGGCAGTTGAAGCAGTTGAGGGGTATGTTTTTAGTTCGGATGCCGAACCTATACACATGATGTCATGGTATACTTTCGTTGACATTTTGACGGCGGGAGATGTGCCCGAAGAAATCAACGAAAAATTGACTGAGTTATCAGACTGGAGTGATAGCGAGTGATAGCAACATATATGGCGGACTTCGAAACGACAGTTTTTGACGGTCAGACATTTACAGAAGTTTGGGCGTATGCTTGGTGCCGACTCGGCTCAGAAAATGTGACTATCGGTAATAATATCTATGATTTTTTTAATGATATGATTAATCAGGCATTTGATAAAAATATCATTGTGTTTTTTCATAACTTAAAATTTGATGGTTCATTTTTATTAAACTTTATGCTATCACAAGATAATTTTAAACAAGCCATATATCAAGACAGACACGGGGATTGGCATTTTAAAAAGAGCGATGAACTTAAAAATGGGGAGTTTGCCTACATGATTTCCGACATGGGCGCATGGTACGACATTGTTTTAAAGTGGCACGGTCACTTAATAACTTTTCGTGACAGCTTAAAGCTTTTACCATTTTCTGTGGCAAAAATTGGTAAAGATTTTGGAACAAAACACCAAAAAACATCTATTGAGTACACGGGGGAGCGGCACGCAGGAGGAGTTATATCTGACGAGGAAAGACAGTATATAGCAAATGACGTTCTTGTCATGTCGGAAGCCCTTCAAATTTTCTTCAAACTCGCTGTAAATAAATCCACTATCGGAGCATGCTGCATACATGATTACCGTAAAATGATAAAAAAAGAGGATTGGGAAGCAAATTTTCCAGATATGTTTGATGAGCATATTGACTCTAAAATCTTTGACGCAGAAAACGCCGACCAATATATCCGCCGCAGCTATAAAGGCGGTTGGGTGTACGTCGCCGAAGGCAAAGAAAATAAGATTTTTACTGAGGGAGTGACAGCAGACGTAAACTCCCTTTATCCCTCTATGATGTCAAGTCAATCGGGCAATTTTTATCCTGTCGGCGCTCCGAGGTTTTATAAAGGCGATACTATACCTAAAAAGTATCTTGACAAAACAAAATTTTATTATTTTGTCAGGATACGGACGAGGTTTTATTTAAAGCATGGAAAATTGCCATTTATTGTAATAAACGGAAGTTGGCGTTATCCGAGCAGAACGCCGTTAAAGTCCTCAGATGTTCTTGATGAAAACGGCGAGTATTGCGAGTACATAAGTACGGAGAGCGGAGAAATTGAGGATACAAGCGTTATACTAACTTTGACTTGCACCGACTGGGAGCTTTTACAGGAGCACTATAATTTGATTGACTGTCAAATTTTGGATTATTGTGTTTTTAAGTCTGAAATTGGTATTTTCGATACATATATTGACAAATATTCCAAAATCAAAAAAGAAAGTAAAGGGGCTAAAAGACAAGTCGCAAAGCTTTTTTTAAATAACTTATACGGCAAAATGGCACAAAGTACCAATTCAAGTTTTAAAATCGCTCGACTGTCAGACGGCGTGTTAAAATTTACCACCCAAAAAGCAAATGACCGCAAACCCATGTACATTCCGATAGGCTCGGCAATAACGTCATACTCTCGAGCCTTTACCATAAGAGCGGCACAAAAAAATTATCATGGGACAAATAATCATGGCTTTATATATGCGGATACTGATAGCATACACTGTGACCTTGCGCCCGAGGACGTACAAGGTATACAAATACACCCCGTAAATTTCTGCTGTTGGAAACTGGAAAATTACTGGGATAAAGCAATTTTTGTAAGAGCGAAAACATACATTGAGCATACCACACACGAGGACGGGGAAAAAGTTGATCCGTACTACCTTATCAAGTGTGCAGGTATGTCAAAAGGTGCAAAGGAAAATTTTAACAATATGTTAATTTCGGGCGAAGCAAGTCTGACGGATTTTAAGGTCGGACTTGAGGTTGACGGGAAATTATTACCAAAACAGATAAAAGGCGGAACGTTACTTGTCGAAACGACATTTAAAATCCACCCGAAAAAATGAGAAAAAGCGTTAAGGTACTCTGTGCCTTAACGCTTTTCTTTTTATATACAGCCTATACCGTATCGGTCAATAAAGCGGGTGCAAAACCGATAATATTCGTGGCGGTTTTTAAGCCGTGCGCCCACGGAACATCAATATTTAACACAGATAGGCAGACCGTCAAAATTATTTGTATGAAAGTGCCATTAACACAGCACTTTTGCAAGCAAGGTCTTTAAAACGGAAATTTCCGTTGATGAAGTATCGCCGCATACGCTCTTTGATAAAACCTGCACCGCCTATAAGCGTGTACTGCTCGGTATGGTCTTGCACAGTAGCACTTATCTTGACAGGGTAATCATCGTCAACACGGTAATCGCACGTCATAACATTTTCATTATCGTAAATCCATATAGCGTATTTACGACTGTCAAAACGTATAGTTGCAATATACTGACCCCGCCCTTTAGGCAATGTTAAAAACGCCTCGTTATCACGCAGATACACACTTTCAGAGCTATAATCACTGTAAGATACAGCGGAAAAAGCACGGTTAAATCCACTGGCTTTTTGTGCCTTTTGCGCACTCTCGTTAAAATTGCGCTCTAAAACCCAACCGTCACCTCGTAAAAATTTTGTTTTACTGTTTAAACGAGTTACAACCCCGAGTGCGTTATAATAGGGGTTAAGCAGTGACACTGAGTTACTACACATATAGACAGGCACATACCGCACCTGCTGATTTTCGCCACGAGCTATAGAGGTGTGGATACTAAAAAATTTGTTCAATTCATCGGGCACATAGCCGTTATTCTCGGGCTGGATTTCGTCAAAAAAAATTGAAGTTATATCGTTAAAAAGATGTGAGCGGCGTTTAATAAATTCCGCTGAGTTTATCGGGATTAAATATCCACAGTCCTTATCATCGAGATACAGTTCACAGTATTTTTTTTCAATCATTTTCTGCGTAAGTTCGTGATTTTGAAAAAAAAGACCCTGCACCGATTTAAAAAAAGCTTCAGCAAAATTAGTTGCTTCGTACTGCCACCGTACCAACACTGCAAATTTTTCACCGTGCTTAATAAAACGGTCAATCAAAAATTTAGCAAAGTCTGTTGTTTTACCCGCTGTTCGATTACTCTCAACGATAAAAATTTCAGGGCGATTGCCGTTAATATCGACACTATTTCTCAGACGGTCGCCGTTATAGTATGTTAATTTTTCGTCCATTGCCTACGCTCCACAATTGATATAACCTCAACTCCGCTTGTACGGGCTTCCAAGGCGGCTTTAATATCTTCATAGAGTAATCTACCCTTTGAGCGATAAAGTTGCGTTACAACGCATTTAACGTTGTCTATGCGTGTTTCTATCCAGTAGATAGACCAACCGTGTGTAAAGTAGTAGTTTAATTCACTCGCTGACATATGCAACAGTTCTATATCTAATGTATCTATGTTTTTCTTTTTCATTAGGCACCCCCTTGTTTCTGCCTATATTATACCACACTTTTTCTCCGTGTCAATACTATACTGTGCATAGTATATTTT